TAGAGCAAAGGATCGCGGAGGACAGGATCCCGTATGACACCTGGTTGAGCCAGGACTATCTTCGCACAAGCGAAGGAAACAAGATCAACTACAAAGACGTGACCGAGTGGCTGGTCGAGGTTCAGAACGATCTGGACATCTATATCTACAAAATCGGGTATGACAGCTGGTCCTCAACGTACCTGGTGGATGAGCTGAAAAGTAAATTCGGGGAAGAATCGACAAGCGCGGTTATCCAGGGCGCGAAAACATTCAGCGGCCCGATGAAGCGGTTCGAGGCGGATCTTGAATCGAAGAAGATCAACTACAACAACAATCCGGTTTTGAAATGGAATTTGTCGAATGCGGCGATTACGGTTGATCGCAACGACAACATTGCTCTGGTGAAGACGAGCAATCCTCGACGGCGGATAGATGGGGTTGCATCTTTGCTCGATGCCTACATCGTGCTCGAGCGGTATTACGAAAACTACATCAACTTGATATAGGCCGGTGATCTGCCGGGTGGACAAAGGCACCTCGAGGGGTGCCTTTTTATTGGATTTTTGGAGAGTGCAGGATGGGACTTTTTGACAAATTATTCAAAGGATCTTCGCAAAAGCGGGTTGACACCTACTTCAAGATGCTGAACGGATATTCTCCTGTGTTCCACAGCTATTCCGGCGGCATCTACGAAATGGAACTGACCCGCGCTTCGATCCACGCGTTCGCGAACCTGGCAAGCAAGCTGAAGCCGGAGGTGATGGGATCAGCATATCAGTCGCTGGCCAAGACGCTCCAGTTCAAGCCCAATCCGTTCATGGACACTACCAAGTTCCTGTACCGGTTGGCGACGATCTTGAGTGTGGACACCACCGCCTTCATCCTACCCTTGTACGGGGAGGACATGCGGACGATCGTCGGCTACTACCCCTTGCTGCCGTCCTACACGGAGGTCCTTGAAGTGGATGGAGAGCCCTGGCTTCGGTACACATTCGCAAACGGCCAGAAGGCGTCGATCCCCTTCAGTGAGGTCGGGGTCCTGACCAAGTACCAATACGACAATGATCTGTTCGGGGCCAAGAACAAACCCATGATGCCGACCCTGCAACTGCTGGACATCCAAAGGCAGGGCATGGAAGAAGGCATCCGGCAGTCGGCCATGATCCGGTTCATGGCCCGGCTCACGAACACGCTCCGGCCGGAGGATATCAAGAAGGAGCGGGACCGGTTCAGTGAGGACAACCTGAGCGCCGACAACAAGTCCGGCGTGATGATGTTTGATGCCAAGTACGGCGATGTCAAACAGATCGACAGCAAGCCGTTCGTGATAGACGCCGAGCAGATGAAGCTGGTCCAGACGAACGTGTTCAACTACTTCGGAGTAAACGAAAACATTCTCCAGAACAAATACACAGAAGACGAGTTCAACGCCTTTTACGAGGGCATGATCGAGCCATTTGCCTTGCAGCTGTCCATGGTGATGACCGGGATGACCTTCACCAAGAAGGAGATCGCCCACGGCAACCAGATCATGTTCAGTTCGAACCGGCTCCAGTATGCAAGTAACCAGACGAAGCTGCGGGTTGCGTCGCAGATGTTTGACCGTGGAATCCTGACGACTAATCAGGTGATGGATATATGGAACCTTCCACATGTGAAGGATGGCGACGAACGGTTTATCCGTCGAGAGTACGTCCGGATCACGGACATGAAGAAAGACAGAAAGGTAGGTGGCTGGGATGCCATTGATGACGAAGGAGAGGGAGTATCGGTCGGTGATGACCCCGCTGATGATCCCGACAGCACAAGAGAAAAGGATTGATAGCGAGTTCTACGTCGAGGGCCTGGCTACGACCTTTGATAGTCCTTACCTGCTCTACGAATGGGATGGAGTGAAGTATTACGAGATTATCGCCCGATCCGCACTTGAAGGAGCGGACATGAGCGATGTGATCATGCAGTACAACCATGCCGGGAAGGTCCTGGCTCGACAATCGAATGGAACGCTTGGGATTGAACCGCTGGATCAGGGATTGTTTATCTTTGCGGATCTGTCCAAGAGCCGGGCAGCCAAAGACATGTACGAGGAGATCGCTAACGGTCTGATCACAAAGATGTCCTGGGCGTTCACTGTGCTTGAAGACTCCTACAACAAGGAGACCCGGACCAGAACGATTCTCAAAATCAAGAAAGTTTACGACATTAGCGCAGTTTCTTACCCCGCCAACAGTGGGACGGAAATATCCGCTCGTTCTTGGCTCGACGGAGTGATCGAGACCGAGAAGCAGGAGTTGCTAGAGCGGCAGAGGATGGAGGCCGTATGGGCCAACACATTACTGAAAAGGAGAACTATTCATGGAGATTAAAGACATGAAATTACATGAGATCCGGGAGCGACTGGACGAACTCAAGGAATTTGAGGCGGACAAGGCGTCGCTTGAGGAGATCGAAGCGAATACAGCGGAACTTCGCCAGCTGATCGACCGTGAGGCCGAGATCCTGAAAGCTGCCGAAGCCAGAAAAGCGGAAGCGGACAGGGTAACCAACCTGCCCGACAGTGAGGCAAAGGTCCTCACCCAGTTCAAGGAAGAGGAAAAACGTATGGAAGATAAAATCGTTGAAACCCAAGAGCAGATTGAGCTCCGCCAGTTTGCGGACTATGTTCGTGGGCGTGTGACCGAGATGGAGACCCGTGCCGGCGAACAGAACTTCACCTTTGCCAATAGCCAGGCGGCAATCGTGCCTGTGTCTATCGCACAGCGGATCATCGACGAAGTGAAGGAGAGAAGCCCCATCCTGGCGGGCGCTACACTTTACAACGTCAAGGGCACGCTGAAGGTCCCCGTGTACGGCGACGCTAACACTAACCATAACATTACCGTTGCCTACGCCAATGAGTTCGAAGAGCTCGTGGGCGATGCCGGGAAGTTCACCAGCATTGACTTGAGCGGTCACCTGGTGGGGGTCTTGTCTCTCATTGGCAGGACGCTGATCAACAATGCTGACATCGACCTGGTCAACTTCGTTGTCATGAAGATGGCCGAGTCTATCGCCCTTTTCCTTGAGGGCGAGCTCCTGAATGGCACCAGCTCCAAGGCAACCGGGGCACTGTCCTCAACCAACGTGGTGGCCGCCGGTGCGGTGGACAAACTCACCGCCGATGCCTTGATCGACCTCCAGGCCAAGATCCCGACGGTATTCCAGGCCAAGGCAGTCTGGACCATGCACCCGAAAACCTTTACCGCAGTCAAGAAGTTGAAGGACGGTGAAGGGCGCTACCTGCTCCAGCACATGTTCTCAGAGGGGTTCCCGTATCGGCTCCTGGGCAAGCCTGTCCACGTGTCGGAGAACATGCCCGAGATCGACACCAACGCCCTGGCTATCCTGTACGGGGACTATTCCGGCCTGTCGGTCAACTTCCGTGAGGATATCAGCATCGAGATCCTGCGTGAGAAGTACGCAACCATGCACGCCCTCGGAGTTGTTGGCTGGTTCGAGTTCGACTCCAAGATCACCGAGAGCCAGAAGCTGGCCGTCATGAAGATGGCTGTCAGCCTGTAAGGGGTCTCCCTGATCTCAAGAGAAAGGAGAAACGGACATGGCATACAACGCTAAAAACTACAACGAACAAGGTGCAGAGAAAATGGTCATCGGCGGCGAGCTGGTGATCTTGGAAAGCGCAACCCTGGAGGTAGAGGACGGTGCGACCGTTACAGGAATCACCGGTGTCGCCGCCGCCGCAAAGTCCACCGTGCTTGGTGGTGTGAAGGCATCGACCAAAGGGGCAGGTGACACGGTCGAGATCAAGATCGATTCGTCCACGTCGAAGCTGTACGCTCCGACCTACCCGGTCTTGCCAACAGCGGCAACGGAGGAGGACGCTGGCATCGTTAAGATGGCGGCAAATGTCGCGGAAGCAGAAGACACTGTTGGGGTCGATGATTTCAATGGTCTACTGGCTGCACTGATCGCCGCCGGGCTGATGGCACCAGCACCGGACCCGAATCCAGAATAGCTGGTCTCCTCATAAGGAGGTGACACATGGCACTCAAGAGTTTAACGATTAACGGTCAGCTGGTTCGTGGTTTTAAGCCTGACCTCTTGGATTACACCGTCAAGCTGCCGTTTGGCACGGATGCCGTGCCGGCGGTGGCTGGCGTGGCCCAGGAGCAGACATCGTCGGTTACGGTCACCCAGGCGACTGAGTTGCCCGGTGTGGCCACCATCACAGTGACAGATAACAAGGATAAGGACACGGTCTACACGGTTAGTCTGGCTGCAATGACGGTTTTGGATGTGATGAAGCTGTCGCTTCGAATTAAGAGCGACGCATACGATATCGAAGTTCAAGACCTGATCGACGCATGTCTGATCGATTTGAACATCGCCGGTGTTGACACGGTCGATCCGGACGACGCGTTGACCATGCAGGCCATCAAGATCTATTGCAAGGCCAACTTCGGGTATGACGAGCACTCGGACCGGTTCCGGGAAGCCTACGAATCGCTGAAGAAGGTCATGGCACTGGCCAGGGAATACGACGAGGCAGAAGAATGAAGGACGTTATTGAGTTAATCACGACGACCACCACATATGACGCCATCGGCCAGGAGATCAAGACGGAGTCATCCATCGAGGTCTTCGCCGAGAAGCGTCCTCTGCCGCGTGTTGAGTTCTTCATGGGCGGTGAGCACGGTCTGAAGCCGGCGGCATTGTTTGTGATGCGTGAAGCTGATTACGACTATCGCGCCATCAAGGTTCGGCACGAAGGTCATGATTATCGGATTTATCGGACCTATGAAACCAAGTCGGAAATGATCGAGCTCTACTGCGAGGAAAGATCGGGGGTCTGACATGGCACAAGACATTGGATCCCAGATCGCCCAGGCCCTGCGTGAGTACACGAACGACGTGGTTGAGGAGATCGACCGCCAGGCTATCGAGATCGCAAACAAGGCAGTCAAGGAACTGAAGCAGACCTCACCCAGGCGGACCCACGGCGGACGGCACTACGCTGACGGCTGGGGCCGGACCAAGGTGGACGGGAATCAGGTGGTCTACAACAAGACCAAGCCTGGCTTGACCCATCTGCTGGAGCATGGTCATGCGCTCAAGAACGGTGGCCGGACTCGAGCGTTCCCACACATCAAGCCTGCCGAGGAAACGGCGATCAAGGAATACGAGAAGGCGGTCGAACGGGCCGTCGAGACTGGAGGTGAACCGAGATGACATTAGAAGGGCTTTATGCCGAATTAAACACGCTCGGGTTGCCACTGGCCTACCACAAACACACGGAAGCTCCACAGCTTCCGTTTTTAGTTTACCGGTTTGACGGATCAGCCGACATGATGGCCGACAACCAGAACTTTGCCGAGATCAGCGACATCACGATCGAGTTGTACTCGGCCAAGAAAAACCAGTCAGCCGAGAAGCTGGTCCAGGACAAATTGAAGGAACTGCGGATCCCATACGCCAAGCATGAAGTGTGGGTCGACACAGAAGAACTATTCATGACCTTGTACGAGGTCCAGATTTAAGGAGAAACATATGGAAAAGAACAAGATTGTGTATGGCTTCGAGAACGTACACATCGCATTCGAGGGGAACTCGCCGGGAACCTACGACGAAACGATCCACATCCCTGGTGCGGTCAACTTCTCGACCACACCTGCCAGTAACAAGGTGAACTTCCCGGCGGACAACATCCGGTATTTCACCCTGGAGTCCAACAACGGCTACACCGGCACGCTTGAGATGGCCTTGATCCCGGATGAGGTGCTGGAAAAGATGCTGGGCTGGATAATCGACAGCAACGGGATGCTGGTCGAGGTGGCCAACGCCAAGCCAAAGAAGTTTGCCCTGATGGGCGAAGTCAAGGGCGACCTGCGTGACCGCCGGTTCGTCTACTACGACGTGATGGCTTTAAGGCCGAACGAGGAAGTCGAAACCCAGGACGAAACGATCGATCCCAAGACGATGTCGCTCCCGGTCGAGATTACTCCCATCACCGTCGACGGCAAGAAGATAGTCAAGGGCACCCTGGAGCTGAACGCTACCAATGGCCCAATTTACAACAGCTTCTTCACCCAGGTCGTACTGCCTGATGCGGAACCGGTCAATGTTGACAAGACGTCACTGCAAGCTGCCATCGCACTGGCCAGTTCTTTCGAGAGCACCGACTGGGATGATGGCTGGGATGAGCTCGCACTGGCCCTTGGTGAAGCCGAGATCATCGAAGCTAAGCCGAACGCCATGCAAAAGGAGGTCAATGCAGCCGACAAGGCCCTGCGTGCGGCCATCCTTGGGCTTGTGCCTGCGGAGTAACACACACGGGGCCGGGTCAAACCGGCCCCTTTAGTTTAGGAGGAGAGAATGAAACGGATCAAGCTAGGCGACCGGGAGGTCGACATCCAGGCCAGCCCCATGACGCTGGTGTACTACAAGCGAGAGTTTGCCCAGTCGTTCAGCGGCGACCTGTTAGATATTCAAAACATCTACCTGACAGGCGACCTGAAAACGTTCGACGACGTGAACTTGTTGCAGATGATCTGGGCGATGGAGAAAACGGCCAAGGGCGGGAAGCAGGTCGACTTTGAGACCTGGCTGGGCCAGTTCGAATGGTTCAACTTGTCCGATATCATGCTCGATGTGACGGAGGTTGCCAAGGATGCCACCTTTCGTTCGCCCCCGGAAGAGCCGAAAGAAAAACCAAAGAAAAAGTGATTTAGAAAACTATGAGGTCAGCCTTTTGGTGATTGCCAAGCGGGTGGGCCTGACCTTTGACGAACTCAACCAGATGACCCTGGATGAGTTTTTTGATTACGTCGACATCTGGGTCGGCGACAACGATGACAAGAGTGCGGCACCACGCCAGGCGACCCAGGCGGATATTGACGCATTTTTCAGGATGTGAGGTGAGGCATGAGCAGAAGAGTTAAGGGCATAACAATCGAGCTCGGCGCCGACAAAACCGGGCTAGAGCGTGTCTTAAAAGAGATCGAATCCGTCTCACGGAACCTGAACAAAGAATTAAGGGACACAAATAATCTGTTGCGGTTTTCTCCCGACAACACTGAACTGGTCACACAGAAACAGAAACTCCTGGGCGAACAGATCAAGGCGACCCGTGAGAAGTTAGACCAACTCCGAGAAGCGGAGGCCCAGGTCCAGGAGCAGTTCGAGAAGGGCGAAATCGCAGAAGATCAGTACCGGGCGTTTAAGCGTGAGGTCATCGAGACCGAGTCACAGCTTCGTCATTACGAAAAAGCCTTAAGAGACATCAGCGATGAACACATCATCTTCGGCCAGAAGCTTCAAGAAGCTGGCGAGAAGATGCAGGCGGTTGGCGACAAGATGGCGTCAGTTGGCAAGAGCCTGACCCTGAAAGTCACGGCCCCGATTCTGGCCATCGGCACAGCTGGTGTCACGGCGGCAATCGACTTCGAATCCGGAATGGCCGGGGTGCGCAAGACCACCAACCTGACTGGCGAGGAGCTGGACAAGATGGGCCAGTCCTTGCGGGATATGTCGAAGGAGATCCCGGTCAGTGTCGTTGAGCTGACGGCCCTGGCAGAAACCGCCGGA